AACTGCCAGAGGCTCCGCTATGAGTAAAGAAGCAATGAAGCTGTCGCTTGAGGCATTTCAACGACTTGATTTGTGGTTGAAATTAAGATGCCAAGTCGGTTTAGTCGGCTTTGAATTGGATGCCGTCAAAGCCCTAGAAGAAGCACTAGCCAACCATTGCGAGGACAACCTCGATATGGTCAAGCAAGAGCAGGGTGAGCCTGTGGCGTGGCGTATTCGTTGGACTGATGGCAGTGTGTCATATCGTGAAGAAGAGCCTAGTGATGCGTGTAAGTCAGAATGTGAAGTAACAGCCTTATGTGTAAAGGAATAAGACATGACACCAGACGCTAAATTACGTATGGATGTATACCAAGAAGGACAACGTGCCTTCTCATCTGGCGCTATCTGCCCTTACACCGACTGGCGTGCTAAGACGTGGGCAAAAGGCTGTTCGGCAGCTAAAGAATGGCATGATTTGAATAAGCAATCTGAATCTTTTGAAGCGCTGGCCAAGCAAGAGCAGGGGGAGTCTGTGGGCAAGTTGAAAGTCACGCTTGAGGACAGACCAATTGACATTGAATTGGCTCAGTACAAGCGAATGTTTGAGGGGGCTTGTTCTGCGCTTGGGGCAGTAAGTCATGCGCTTGGATGTGAGCCAGACGAAGGTGGTGCAGAGCCGCTTCTTGCCGCTATTGCCGAATTGAAAACCAACAAGCAAGAGCAGGGTGAGCCTGTGGTTGGCACAAAGACTTGGTTTGAAGACGGTAAGATTGTTACGCAGAATCTTTATTACAGCGATGTCTACAAAGGGCAAGAGCAGGGTGAGCCTGTGTATCACTTGAGGGGCTACGGT